ATGAGCGATCGTCTGCCGGGCGACTGCCCGTTTCCGCTGGAAGATGGCGACCCTGGATTTGATCCGGCAGTCGAGCATGAAATGGCCGCACTGCAGGGGGAGATTGACGACGAGGTTAGAGCGGAATCCCGCGCCGTGGATGATGCTACACCGGAACAACCTGCCCAGGACAAACCTGTTTTCCGTAAAGGTGAAGTGGAGCGGGCACTGGACGATAACTTTCTTGGGGATGCCAGGCTGTTGCAAAAAATGCTTCAGGGAAAATTCGTCTTCGATAACACCATGGGGCAGTGGTACCGCTACAATTGTGTGCGTTGGATCTACGACAAAGAGCGCACTCATTTGATTGCCGTGACAGAGCTTGCGAAGCATTACAAGCGCCATGCCGTGACCTGGGCCAAAAAATATAAAGAAGAGCTGGTTAAACCAAATACCACCAAGGAATCACTCAAACCTGTTGAGAAACGGAGGGATGCATTCAACAAGCGTGCGATGCATCTGAAAGATCCTGCTCGTGTGGAAAAGGTTTTGAAATTTGCAGGTACCGGAGGATTTCTCGGTCTCAGCGGCGATGAGTGGAATCGCAACCCGTATTTGTTCGCTGCGTCGAACGTGGCCATAGATCTGCGCAGTGGGAAGAGTTTTGTTCCATCTCCAGATGACTATTTGAACATGGCTTCATCGGTTGAATGGAAAGGACTGAACGCGGAGTGCGAAGAGTGGGACAGGTTCGTTGATCAGATCTTCGACGGTGATCAGGAACTCGTAGAGTACATACAAAAGGTTGTAGGTTACTGGTTGACGGGCTTGCAGAACATCCAGGAATTCTGGTGTTTTTGGGGCAAGCGGGGCCGCAACGGCAAAGGCGTTTTCTTTCGAACTCTCCGCTGCATTCTTGGCGACTACTACACAACAATCGGAACGCACCTTTTAATGGAGCGCAAAGAGAGCGACAAGGGACCCAACCCCGAACTGCTTGATTTGCGCGATCGCCGACTCTTTGTCGCTAGTGAGGCAAAGAAGAAGGATAAGTTCAATGATGAGCGAATCAAGGCTCTTTCAGGGGGCGATCCGATCAAGACTCGGGGATTATACTCCGGAATGGTGGAGTTCATTTCCACAGGAAAATTGTTGTTCGTTACGAACCGCTTGCCGCAGGTTGATGCTGACGAAGCTTTCAAAGCGCGCATGCGGGTAATCCCGTTTGACTGCCATTTCAAGTCCAGCATTACCGAACCAGACCCGGAAACAAAAACCTATCCCATGGACCCCTTCCTGGAAGAACGTCTCCAGACTCCGGATAATCTTTCCGGCATCCTGGCCTGGTGCGTGCGGGGAGCTGTGAAGCTTTTGGAGAATATGGATCTAACTCCACCCGCCTGCGTTACCCAGCAGACAGACGAATATTTCGACGATCACGACTTGGTCGGGAATTTCATCAGTCAATGTTTGCACATCACCCAACCCACCCTGAGTTCTTCCGGGAAAGAGGTCTGGCCCGAGGAAAGCAAGACCAAGGCAGGCGAACTCTATGATGCATTCAAGTTCTGGTGCCACAAAGAAAAACGCATACAAGAAAAGTACATCATGTCTTTGCAAGCATTCAGTTCAGATCTGAAATCTTATCCAAAGATACGTCGCGTGCCGCCCAAGAACTTCGCCGTTTACAACGTTGTTGTAAAAATGGAGTGGAAACCTGCGGAGGCTAATAATGCTTAGTGATGCCAGACTAAGGGACCGTCTCATATCTAAGAGCATGTCTAAGAATCCTATTCTCTTGCATTTCAACCAATTGACGGCAATATCGCCTCGCCAATTTAGAGACTTAGTTTCTTTTTTTCTTCTTTCTTCTTTAAAAAAAAGAAAAAGAAAAAGAAGAAATATAAAAAAAGAGTATGCGGACTTTTTCTCTAAGCAACTTAGCAATAACGATAATCATCTGTTTTGTTTGAAAAATATTCGCTCTTTGTCTCTAAGTTGCAGATTGGCAGTATCTCTAACCTCCCTTTTTGTATTCTTTAAGATATTGTTTTCTTTGGTGTTATTGTTTGCCCGCTCCACTCTAAGCTGGCGAAGCCTTATTTTGAATTCGCTGGTGATGGATTTTGAAAGGGGGGGGCGGCCATGGGCAGTGCGTTAGATTGGCTGGGCGTATCGGGGTGTCTGTCCGTGGCCATGGAATTGGTGCCGGATTATGATCTCAAACGATCCACGGAAAGCGTGATGTGGGCGCCGTGTCCTTTCCATGTCGAGCAAAAACCTTCTCTGCGCTATGAGGCGGAAAAGGATTTGTTCTACTGCTTCGGTTGCCAGGCAGGCGGCGATCTTATTGACATGTTTTCCCAGCTTAACGGCCTGAATGAGTCTGACGGGTATATCCGATTTCGCGACACATACGCTCCGGGCCAGGGGGACGGAACATACCGTCCGGTGAAAAAGTCGCCACCGCGGCGTAAGCGGGGGTGGGCTCCGAAAACAATCGCGCAGCCGGTGAATCAGTGGCAGGAGCATGCCGACAAGTTCGTGCGGGCCTGTGGCGAAACCCTGCAAAAGTCCCCGGCCGTGCTCGAAGATTTGGCGTGGCACGGCATTAGCCCAGACACAGCGGCTAAATGTCTGTTGGGCTGGAACCCTCGGGACCAGTATCGTCCTTTCACTTCCTGGGGCCTGCCCTACGCAACAAACGCGTGGGGCAAGGAAAAGAAAATTTGGATTCCTGCCGGACTGGTTATCCCCAGCTATCGTGAAGGCCTTATCCAGAAGATCAAGATTCGTCGTTCGGACACTACCGTTGGCCCGGAAAGCCTGCGGCACCTGAAATATTACGAGGTGTCAGGCAATGCGTCCGAGGGGTACAGCGTGTACGGACGTCCGCGTGTCGGGTTTCCGCTTGTGGTCATCATCGTGGAAACCGAACGGGACGCGGCATTGCTGTGGCAGGAACTGCATCTCCTCGGCTTTGTTGTGATGGCAACAGCCGGGGCGGGCAAGCGGCCCGATGCATACACGCACGAAATTTTGCGCCGTGCCGATTGCATCCTCCTGGCATTCGATACGGATGCCGCCGGCGGGAAGAATTGGAAGTCCTTTTGGCAGCCGGAATATCCGCAGGCGATTCGGCTGCTGACCCCTCGCCGGTACGGCAAAGATGTTGGCGATGCTGTCTGGCCGTTGCCTTTGCGTTCCACGCCTATCGAGTTTTCTCCAGAAACTACCCTGGATCGGCTGCATCGCCGGGTGTTTCAGTCGTTTTATCTGGATCTGAAAAGCTGGGCGTGGTTCCGGTTGCCGAAGTTCGTTCGGCGCGGGATTACCGAGGCATTGGCAGATCCAGCTCCGCGCGTTGTTTCCCCACAGCAAAAAGCGCCTTCTGTTCCTGCCGGATGGAACAATTTGATGGAAATTATCCGGCAGTGCGGCCGGGTGACTTTGATCTCCACTGACTCCGACTTGGGAATGGAATGCCCGCGCTGCTGTTCGCGCCGTTCCACTTGCGAACTGATTCCGTCTATCGAAGCGGCGTGGATCCACGCCGAAAACAGCGAAGGGTTGTGGCAGTACGTGGCAGAAGAACATGGCGGCAGATTCAGCGCCCAGAACTGCGGGAGGTATGCAGCATGAGCGATGTACTGAACAACAAGAACCAAGTGTACCAATTCCTGCTGGACAACGGCTACAGCGGCGCAAAGCAGACGATCTACAACCAGGCCAAGGTGGGCGGCAAGATCCCTCCCCTGCGTACCGGTCCGCATGCCGGAAGATGGAAACCGGAATCCGTGCTGTCTGATGCTCGGACTCATTATGCCGACAAGTTCCCGGATTTTTCTCCGGTTCAGTCGCCCGATTTTGAATCTAACAAGGCCCAGGAGAGCAAGGCCCTGCGCATTGCCGAGAACGTCCACATCAAGACCGAGCGCGAACGCATCAAGCTGGCCCGGGAGCGGGGCGAAGTTGTCGAAATTGCGACCATCGAACGCGAACTGGGTGTGCGCGCCAAAGCATTCCGCCTTGGACTGGAACAGAAAGCAACCGACGCTGGCGGGCAGGTAGCCGATCTGTTTTTTGGAACTCGTGAGAGCGCAGAGCTTTTGCTGGATCGTATCGAGGGGGCGAGCGACCCGGTGCAGGCTGTGATGGATGCGGCGCACGAGATCGGCGCGGAGCAGTGGGCACGCCTCTGGCTACAATGGACGGAAGATTTTCTGGACGCATACGCCACTGGCCGCTGGTGGACCGAAGAAATGCAGGCGGCATGGAGTGCATTTCAGCACGGAGGTGAAGCAAATGAGTAAGGTTTGTCGGCCTGCTGTTCGTTATCCGGGTGGAAAATGGAAGTTGGCTCCGTGGGTTATCTCACATTTCCCGCCGCACAGGGTTTACGTGGAACCGTTTTGCGGTGGAGCGTCCGTGCTTCTACGTAAGGGGCGCGTCCAAGGAGAGGTCATTAACGATCTTGATGCCGATGTCGTGAACCTGTTCTCTATTCTGAGAAAACCAAAGGAGAGTGAACGGCTGGTTCATCTCGTTGATCTGACACCTTTTGCTCGTGGAGAGTTCGACCTCTCGCGGGAAGTGTCAGACGATCCTGTCGAACGTGCTCGTCGTTTTCTGGTTCGTTCATTTATGGGGCAAGGATCGTGCGTGCTGTACGAGAATAATGGGTTTCGCAGCAAGAGGGCGACATCTGCATTTCCTTCGCATGATTGGGCGAGTTTTCCGCCACACCTTCGGGCCGTTATAGAAAGGCTTCGGGGTGTCGTTGTTGAAAGCCGCCCAGCTCTGGAGATTTTGCAACGTTATGACGGACCAGAAACGTTGTTTTATCTCGACCCTCCCTATGTTCACGGCACGCGGACAGACGGAGGTACCAAATTTTATAGGCATGAGCTTTCGGATGCAGAGCATGAAGAGTTGTCCACTGTGTTGAAAAGCATACAGGGGGGGGCGGTTGTGTCCGGTTATCCCTGTGAGCTTTATGATCGTCTGTATGGCGACTGGCGCTGTGTGCGTCGTGAGGCAAGGGCCGATAGGGCGGTGAAGCGTACGGAATGTCTGTGGATTTCGCCAAACTGTCAGAAGGTATCTCCGCTCATGCAATTTATGGAGGTGACCAATGGCTGAAGCTGCCACCATTTTCTCCCTGCCTCCGGTCAACTTTTTCCCGGGCGAGCTGGAAGTGTTCCGTGCCCCGGAGCGTGTCTCCACGTTCGACTGGGCGCGGCGCAACCTGCGCATGGTGTCCGGCCCGTACAAGGGGCTGCTATGGAAACCGCTGCACACTCCGTACGCCCGGGACATCATGAACGCATTCGATCGCGAGCATGTGGAAGAGCTTTTCATTTTGGGTGGCAGCCAAGGCACGGGCAAGACCACGATTGCCCAGGCTTGCATCCTGGCGACTTTGGCTCGCAAGGTTTTTCCCGCAGGATTGGGAATGGCTACGCAGGACCAATCAGAGAGGATTTTTGAAGAACGCCTAGTGCCGTATCTGCGACGTACGCCCGGGCTCAAGGAGAAGCTGTCTCAGGGGCGTTACGCTATTCAGAAAAGCGAGATTGAGTTTTACGACGGTACCAAATTCTACGGCATGTGGTCCGGGTCGGACGCTTCGTATTCCTCTGTCTCCATGAAACTTTTGCATGTTTCCGAGGAAGATTCGTTTGAAGATCCCTCTGTTCCGGACAAGATGGCGGAGCGCTCCGAAGCGTACCGCGAGCTGGGCGGGGTAAAGATTATACGTGAAAGCAAGCTGCGCGGATATCTTGGTGAGTCGTCCATATTGCGTGCAGCCCGGGCGCGGTGCGGGAGCAGCGTGTACCACTGGCAGGCACGTTGCCCAGGCTGCGGCACGATACAGCAGATGGAGTTCGAGCACATCAAGGCCTTTGATGAAAACGGAAAGCCCTGCCTGGACCCGGTGCGGATCAAGACCGACAACCTGGCGCGCTACGTTTGCCCGCATTGCAAGTACCAGTGGACCGACGCCATCAAAAACAAGGCCCTGCGCGATGGGCAAATGCCCGATGCGTTTTATGCCGACCGTTCGCCATCTCTGGCTTTCATTATCCGCGGCTGGGAAACAATCAGCGGCAAGATGTCCATCATCTTGGCGGAACGTATGCAGGCCGAAGGTGATCCGGATGCAATGAAGAACTGGGCGAACAACCGGGCATGCGAAGAATACGAGCATGTGGTGCGCGAGGCCAGCGAAGACGGCATCAAGATCATGATCGCCGCTGGCCGCGAAATGGACGAAGAAGGCCAGAAAGTGACGGGGCTGTTTCCTCCGCTTCCAGCCAGGGAGGTACCCGCCCAGGCAGTGGCGCTCACCGCAGGCATAGACGTGCAACTTCGGGAATTCTGGTTTGTGGTTCGTGCCTGGAGCCGGGCATGTGAATCGTGGCTGGTGGATTACGGACGGATGCCCAAAGATTGGGATGCGCTGTATGCCCTGGTGTTCAACACAACATATCCGGTGCAAGGCCTGCAGGCGGAAATGCCCATCTGGCGCGCAGGCATAGACATAGGCGGCGCGGGCGAAACCGAGGAGCAGGTGGGGGGCGCGTCCATCTCCCAGACCGACCAGACCCTGGCCTGGCTGCAGGAAGTTTCCCACCTGGGTGTTGTCTATGGCGTCAAGGGCGCCAGCCGTTCCCAGGCCGTGAAGGTCAAGCAGACCGTGTGGGGCAGCGATCGGGAGACCCGAGCCAAATACCGCAAATTCCACGGCCAGCTTGTGGGCTTCACTCTGGATGCAAACAAACTCAAGAGTTTGTTTTTCGAGCGCATGCGGCCAGAAGCTCTGCAACCGGCTTGGTTGAATGAAGAAGTGCGCGACGATTACACCAAGCAGGTGACCGCGGAAGTGCTGAAGCGGACACGGTCGGGCAGGCAATATTGGATGCCGAAATTCAAGGGCGTGGATAACCACCTGCTGGACTGCGAGATATACGCCCACGCCTGTGCAGATCCTATGTGGTCCCCGGCGCTGCATCTTTTGAGCGATCCGATAGTACGGGAAGTGCGGCCCCTGTCCGCATCCATGCCTGTGTCCAGTGGCGTGTCTGGATTGCGCGGCCTCGCAGGCAGGAGGGTGAACCCATGGGCGCGATAACCGTGGACGGCATCCCCCTGCGCAAGGTGGTGGAGATTGTGCGGCGTGCGCAGCAAGGCCATGCTGCCACCTACAGCACGCGAGATGGTGTTGTGTGTCCTATCTGCCATCAGCACTTGAAGCCTTCCGGCAGCCCTGGGGCAGGAGTGCGACGGACTCTCCCCTGGGCCGGGACATGCCGGGAGCGGTACCATGAATGCCCGGTGTGCGGCGGGCGGTTCAAGAGTGTGGAGGGGTGATTTGGATTTCTTTCATGATTTCTTTTTCAAACCGACCAGCAATATTATTGAAATTTTCCACTGGTTTCGGAGGGCATCCGTTTATTTCAATGCGCTTGTTGTCTGTCTTGTAGTACCAGCGGCAGAGCCAGCTCCCCGTACTAAGCCCTGCGACAAAATATTTTTTTCTGTCCTGCGGCACAAGCTCAGAGCCTTCCTTCAACATAGGGTCAATGGCTGCTTTCAATTCGTCGAAGCTGGATAAAACCTCTTGAGTAACAGGTTTGCTCCGCATTTCTCTTTTACGGTCTCTCTGGCGTTCTTTGAGTTCTTCGTCAGACAGTTTGGGGCTGCGAGGCTGTGAAGGTTTCTTCGGGGGAAAGAGTTCCCGTTGGTAGTGATCTCTTTCTACGTTTATCCAACGGGTCACAGCCTTTGATATGTGCAGGAGTTCTGTTATTTTTCTCTTGGTATGGTGGGCTGATTTGCTTTTGTGTAGAGATGTAGTGTTTGTGTTGCAGTATATTTCTTTGCCATTGAAAGCGACTTGGTGCCATGTCGCGCTGTTTCTTAGGTTGATGACGGCTGAGATACTTTCTCCGAACATTGCTCCATCAATTCGGGCCTGATGCTTGTCAATAAGCTCTTTACTCGTAGTCTGAATTGCATCGTTCTCCACATCATCCGGCAGATGCAGCATTTTTTTAAGAATAATGTCGTCATGTTCCGGGACAATATCCTGTTTCCAGAATCCGTGTTGCGGCATATACGTGAAGGTTTCACCGTTGATTTCCACTTTGTAATTTCCAAAGCTTGATTTGGAATATCGGGCTTCCCCTGACGGCGTTTGCACGACATTGGATGTAGGGGCGGAGCGATTGGGCCGCGAGTGTTTTCGGGAAAGAGGTACCCCCTCGTGCTGGAAAGCAGCCTCTTCAATCTCATGGTTTATGGGCAAATTGTTGGACGGAAATATATGGGCGATATGTTTGCATGCGCGGCGGGGATCTCCGATGGTGTAGTGGCTGCGGCGTTTTTGCCAGTCGGGACAGGTGCAGGTCATCTGGTCAATGTCCACATGGTAGTAGACTCCTGGAGTCGTGAAACTTTCAACTGCTTCCTTTGATCCACTGCTGGGCAATTTAGGCGGAGAAGTGGGTTGATGGGGATGATTATATTCAGGAGGCAGGTGTTGTTTCATCTCCGGATATTTTTTTAGATATAGTGCAGCAATGGGACGAGAAAGGCCTAACATGCCAAGAATAAAGCCAAATGCCTTGGCTATAGGGGAGAGGAGTGCTGTAATGATTTTATCGAGCCGCTTCCATATGTTCATTGCGCTTTCTCCTTGACAAACAGTGTTCGTTGTGCCACCAGCAAAATAACGGAGCGTAGAAACTCCAACAGGCGGACACCGCCACCCCGTCAGCAGCGGTTTTTTTGCGTCCAGGCAAAACCGACTTGTTTTCTTTTGGACGCTACAGATTACCCATTATTTGCCGGGAGTGGTGAAATGTCCAGGGCTTCGGCCTAAAATAGCCAGCCTCGCCTGTTGAGGTTCTAACTCCCGGCTTTTCTCGTTTTGAGAGAGGTCATTAGAAAACAACAGGAGGCTCTTGTCATGAGTGGCCACAACTCTCCCAATGGATGTTTGTCTTTCAGCGGCTCGGCCAAGCAGCCGGGCGATTCCCCTCCCCCATTATCGGAGCGCGATGTCCGCGACATTTGCTCCATGGTGGAAAGCCGTCTTTACGATGCGGCGTTTCCTCTCCATTGCCTTGCCAGCCTTGTCGAGCCGGACGAAAACCTCAGGCTTGCCTACCTGCTGGATACTTTGTTCAAGGGGGAAATGCAGGCCAACGCTGATTTTATGCAGCGGTTGAAGGAGAGGCTGCGCCATGCCGAATGACATCATCCCCTTTGACTTTGATGGCAATGCGGTGCGCGTGGTGTTGCGCGACGGCGATCCTTGGTTTGTCGCCAAGGATGTGTGCGATGTGTTGGAGATTGGCAATCATCGGGATTCTGTTTCGAGAATGGACGACGATGAAAAAGATTGCGTCGGTATTACCGACGCAATTGGAAGACTTCGTGATACTACAGTTGTTTCAGAGTCCGGTCTGTACGCTCTCATATTCACCAGCCGCAAGCCAGAGGCCCGGCGGTTTCGCAAGTGGGTGACTTCCGAGGTGTTGCCCAGCATCAGGCGGAACGGCAGTTACCTAGCTCCCGGCCTCAGGGTTTCTCCGGATCAACCTTTGCCTTCGCTTACGCTCAAGCAGGCCGCCCGGCTCCAGGCCATGCACGCGGCAGTGCAGACTGCCAAACTTGCTGGCGGTACGGAAGAAGATGTTAAACGGCTGTACGAAGAATATTGTGCCTTGTTCGCAGCCAAGCCGGTTTTGAACGCGGCCAATGCTTTGCCGTCGGCTTACGGCTTGGTGGAGGAGTTCGTGGACCGTGAGCTGGATATAACCGATGCGGACCCGGCCAGGGCGCTACGGCCCAAGAAAACCCAGGCCAAAAAACTTCACAAGATGTTCAGAAGCTGGTGCCGCGGCAGAGGAGTAGCGCCGACGGACATTCCTGCGTTGCAGACTTTTGCCAGGGCGGTGCGTCATATTGATGGCGTGGAGCGCGTGTCTCCACGCAACTTTTGCTTCTTCAATCTTGTGCCGAGACGTAATGTGTTCCAATGAAGGAAAACCTAATCGAAACTCGCGTCTAACTCTTTGGAATTATTGAACGCAAGACTACACAGTTTCTAGCCTAGAAACCATGCATCTGCCCATGCTCCGTTCCAGGGTGTATTTCAGTACGTAAATACACCCTGAACGGAGCTTTTTTTTGTGGCACTGACTTTGGAACTGGTGGAACAAGCTATCGCGGACGTGATACTGCTGGGGCAAAGCACGGTGATTGACGGCCATACCGTTACCCGTGCCGACCTGGACAGGTTGGAAGCGTTGCGCGACAAGCTTCTGGCCGAGTCTGCTCCTTCCTTGCTGGACAGGTCCGTGAGCCTTTGCCCCCGGAGGGGAAGGTGAACGGGCCTGTTTCCAGCGGGCGCAGCCCGTATTTGCGCAACCGGCGGGGCAGGCATTTCCGCCGGGCAGGTGCGGCTATCAGCGGGACCATGTCCAACTGGACAGATTCCCTTGTGTCGCAACTTCTGGCCGAGCGTCAGAAGCGCCGTGTTTCGGACCGAGCCTGGGACCTGTACACAAACGACGCCATGGCCCATGGCCTGCTGGAATCCGTAGCCGTAGAAGCCGTCGGCATCGGCCTGACTCCCCAGCCTGTTCCCGATCTTGATTGGCTCGATATTCCCCCTGCCCGTGTTGCCGAGTATCAATCCCGCGTTTCCCGGTTGTTTGCCGCGCATTGTCTGGACTGCCGCTGCTTTTGTGACGCGACGCGGCGGCAGGATTTTTACGGTCTGCAACTGCTGGGATATTTCTACTGGCGGCTGGACGGCATCGGCCTGTTCCAGGTTCTGCAAGACAAAACCAAACTCAGCCCCCTGGGCACAGCGCTGCTGCCTATAGACCCATACCGCCTGGCAACCCCTACGACCGGGGTTGCAGCCGGAGAAATCTACGACGGCGTGGAGATAGACCGCAACGGCAAACCCGTTGCCGCGTGGATTCGCAAGCCGGAAGCTCCTGCTTCCGCCATGCACGCCGACTCCTTCACTCGCGTTCCCATGGAACACCCTGCTACCGGACTGCCCCGGATGCTGTTGCTGTGCGATGTGCGCAACATTGCAGAATATCGCCAGGACGGGATGCTCTCTTCTGTCATCAAGGAAATCCGCGACAATAACGACTTTGTGGAAGCCGCCCTGGTGCGCGCTGTGATCGCCAATATGTTTGTGGCGTTCATTAAAAATTTCGGCAACTCGGCCCCAAAGACCTTGGACTGGAACCAGCGCGTTGTGGAGATGGACAAAGGCACAGTGCTCCAGGGAGCGGCAGGCGAAGAAGCCGAGTTCTACAAGCACGACGGCTTGGGCGCAGGGTTCGACACCATTTTTTCCGGCATCATCAAGCGCATAGGCATGGCCACCGGGCGCGGTCCGGAAAACGTGTCGCGCGAATATAAAGCCAGTTTTTCAGCATCGCGGGCCAGCATGGTGAAGGCCGACCAGTTCAACGAAGTGGAGCAGGGCATTTGCGTGCGGCGCATGTGCCAGCCCTATATGTGCTGGCTGCAATACGAGGCCGTGTTGCGCGGCCTGCTGCCTGTGCAGGGTCGGGATCACTTTCTGGAACACCTCTATTTTTACACCCAAACGAATTGGATGCCCCAGCCCAAGCGGCACATCGACCCGGAAAAGGCTGCAAAGTCCGACGCAACACGCCTGGATACAAACACACGTACATACGCTGAAATCTGCGGCGAAAAAGGCTTGGACTGGAAAAAGCACCTGGAGCAGGTAGCCGAGGAAAAGGCCTATATCCGTTCCCTGGAAAATCAGTTCGGCATCAGCATGTCCGTATCTGCCGGGCCTGGCACGGACAATACGGAAAGCGGAGCGGAGAACGGCGCGGAAGAAAAGGGAGATAGCGATGAAGAGAGCAGTTGAGGCCGTTGCCGGGGAATTTTGGGCACTGGCTCCCTACAAGCTGACGCAGATCCGGGAGCTTATAGACGCCAAGCTGCGCGGTGAATCTATAGATCTGAGCGCCTACAGCGGTTCGCCTGACACTTCCATGGAAGACAGCCTGCCATACCGCATTGAAAACGGCTGCGCGATTGTGTCCGTCATCGGCACTTTGGCCCGGCGCATGAATTTGCTTCAGTCATTTTCCGGCGGCATGAGCACGCAGATACTGGAGCGGAATATCCGCCATGCCGCAGCGAATCCTGCGGTGCAATCCATTTTGCTGGACGTGGACAGCCCCGGTGGCGCGGTCCACGGAACGCAGGAAGTGGTCATGGCTGTGCGGGATGCGCGCGCGGACAAGAGGGTGATCGCCTACACGGGTGGGGAGATGTGTTCCGCCGCGTACTGGATAGCTTCGGCAGCCGACGAAATAGTGGCTACGGAGACATCCACGGTCGGCTCCATAGGAGTCGCCGGGATGCATATAGACCGCAGCAAAGCCGATGAGCAGGAAGGCGTGAAGCGAACATGGATAACAGCAGGCCGGTACAAGCGGATCAGCAACGATTCCGAGCCACTTTCAGAAGAAGGTCTGGAATATCTGCAAGCACACATCAACGACATCTACGCCAGTTTTGTGGACGACGTTGCCGCCAATCGAGGCTGCAGCGTTGAGGATGTTTTGAAGAATATGGCCGACGGCAAGAGCTTTACAGGCAAGCAGGCGCACGGCGCGGGGCTTGTCGATCGCTTGGGAAATTTTCACGAGGCCCTGTCTTTGGCCCTATCTAACAACAGTCAACATGAAGGAGGTCCCATGTCTGGCACCAACCAAGGCGGGGTCCCTGCGCAGTCCGACCAGGCCCCCCAGGCCCCTCAAAAGATTGAAAGCACGGATGCCTTGTCAGCCGCTTACCCGGATCTTGTCCGGCAGATTGCCGCGTCCGCATCCGAGCAGGCCGTATCCGCAGAGCGCGATCGCGTACTGGAAATTCTGGATGCGCGCGGCCCTGTGGACGTCACCCGCGCCGCAGTCAAAGACGGAACCCCGTCGGCTGGCGTGTACAAGCTCGTACTCCAGGCCGAACGCGAGGGCCGTACCAATGCCCTGGATAGTCTGGAAAAGGATCTGAACCAGGACAACGCCGGAGCCGCGGCAAAGAGCAAGACGCAGGACGGCCCCGGCTTCATGGCCCTGGTGGACGCACATCAGAAAGAAACGTCGTGCTCCAGGTCGGACGCATTGCGAGACATGGCTCGCCAGCATCCGGACGCACATCGGGATTACGTGGCCCGGATCAATGGGCAGGAGGTGTAGCCGTGGCGACCAACAGCGGAATCAAGGCTTTTGTCTGTGGTGCGGATCTGAAGGCTGATCGGCGCGTTGTGCTGCAAGCCGACAACACCATCAATTATGCAGGAGCAGACGATGTCGGCATCGGCGTAATCATGGACGACGGCAAGACCGGGGATTTCGGAGCGGTCAAGCTGTTCAATGTATCCGGCACGTTCGACATGGTCGCGTCCGAAGCTATCAACCCCAGCCAGATTGTCTACGCCGCCGCCGAGGGCAAAGTTTCCGGCCTGCCCGTGGCTGCTGGGACATACGTAACAATCGGTGTGGCTATGGATGGTGCCGCGGTTGATGACGGCGACGCCTTCGAAGTCTTGCCCCAGGAATTGGGCAAGACCGTTACTGTTTCCGAGTAAGGAGAGTTACCCATGTCTTTTACCCACGAAGGTGCGACAATCATCCGGCCCGATCTGGGCCAGGCCGTACATGAAGTTATGACCGGGGCGGAGTCCATGGGATTCGTCGGCCTCAAGTTGTTGGTGCCGTTTTACGTGTCCGCATCCAGCGCCACGTATCCTGTCATCCCTGCCAAGCATCTGTTCAGTATTACGGACACCAAGCGCCAGGCCTCCGGACACTACAACCGGCGCGGCGACTATGCGTTCGAGGCGGGCAGCTATTCCACGGAAGAGCACGGCCTGGAAGACATAGTGGATGATCGTTTCGCCAATATTTACGGCAGCATGTTCAACTATGAACTCAGCATCGCCAACGGTTTGATGATGGACATTCTGCGCAACCAGGAAGTTCGGGCATCCGAGCTATTGTTCAACCCGGCCAGTTTCCAGTCTGTAGCCGTATCCAAGGCCTGGAGCGACCCGACCGCCGACATCAAAGCGGCCATCGATGCGCAGAAAGAAGCTGCCCGACTGCAGGGCGTACGCTTCAACACACTGGTGCTGACACATCCCACCTTGAACAACATCAAGGCGAATACCAAGGTTCGGGAAGCCGTGGAAAAGATGTTCCCGGATTCAGCCAAGACCGGGAAAATAGACCTGGCCCACATTGAAACCTATCTGGACATTCCCATTGTTCTTGCCGGTGCTCTGCGCGACGAAGCCAACCGCAAGAAATCCATGAACCTTTCCGACATCTGGTCCGACGAATACGCAATGCTCGCATTCGTAGCCTCGGGGCCGGAGTCCGACATCGTGGAACCCTGCATTGGCCGGACGTTCATCTGGAACGAAGGCGAGCGGGCCGAGACAATCGTGGAAGAATACTACGATGACAGCCGCCGTAGCCGCGTGCTGCGTGTGCGCCACGACGTGTGCGAGCATCTGCTGAAATCTGTGGAGGCCAAAACGTCGGCTGTTCTTACCGACGTCTCCAAGCGCTGCGGCCTGCTGTTCAAGAACATCAAGTAGCCATGTGTTGTGTACCTTCCTATGGACGGACGTTCCGTCCGGTCCCGGAGCCCGGTCCGCTCCGGGACCAAAGGAAGGGCGGCCACGTAAACGCGAGGACGGTCAAATGGTGCTGACACCTTTGGAAGCGGGATTGAGCAGCGTGTGTTTGGCGTTGTTCGTGGCCGTGGTCGTACGGCCTGTCATGGGGCGGAGTTTTGTTTCCCTGCGCGAGTTTCAGGAGCTGAAGGAAAAGCAGGATGAAATGGAGCGGTATCTGGAGACTCAAGTGGAAGCCATGAACCGCATGCTCCGCGCACTGGTCATCAACTCGGACCTGCCGCCCCAGGAAAAAGAGCGGCTTATCAACGGACGGGGGGAATAAGTCATGCGTTCTATCACTGAAATTTTCATCCACTGTTCGGACTCGCGTTTCGGCAATGCCGAGATAATCGACGGATGGCACCGGGAACGCGGATGGGACGGCATCGGCTACCACTTCGTAGTCGAAAACGGACATGCGCATTCTGGCGACGACTACCAGCCCGAGCGCGACGGCCATGTTTCGCCGGGCCGTGACCTGGAAAAGGTGGGGGCGCATGTGCGTGGACGCAACTCCCATTCCATTGGCGTCTGCCTCATTGGCCGCGACCGTTTCAGCCCCGCGCAGATTACTGCCGCTGTGGAATTGGTGAACGACCTGCGCGCACAGTTCGACCTGCCTGTGGATGCGGTGCTCGGCCACTACGAAGCGGACCCGGGCAAAACCTGCCCCAACCTGGACATGGATCGGCTTCGGAGGCTGCTTCGGTACCCGGACGCCCTGGACGCGTCGGCTTTCCCGTCTGACGGGAATCTGCCGCAAGTGCCTGGCGTGTAACGGGCGGCCCGAATGGGCGTTGTGCAGCAATCCGCCGACCGCTGCGGCGAAACTTCTTGAGAGGCCAACATGAGTTTTTTATCCGGCATCCCCATCCTCGGCTCCATTGTCGATGGAATCAAAGGACACTTCGAGCATAAGCGGAAGCTCAAGGAAGCCGAGCTGCAAAGCAAGCTGCGCATCAATGAGGCAGTAACCGCGGCCAAGGAAAAGCGGCTGTCGGACGGGCAAGCCGCCGACATAGGATGGGAGAACACGTCCATTGCCCAGGCAGGCTGGAAAGATGAATGGTTCACTGTATTGCTCTCCATTCCTGCCGTGCTCTGCTTCCTCCCTGGCTGCGAGGTCTATGTTGTGAACGGATTCAGGGCCTTGGATTCCTGCCCGGATTGGTATCGGTGGGCATTTCTGGTGGCAGTCGGGTCGGCCTTCGGTTACCGGCGCATCGCCGATTTCATGAGCCTGAAGAAGGGGGTGTTGTAATGCAGCGCGACTACCTGCAGCGCAGCCTGGGCAACATGCTTCAGACTTTGGGGAGGGATGTTGTTTGGAACGGCGCTGTTCAGCGTGTCCTGATGGAGGACCAGGGCATTGGGCAGATGGATCGTAACGAGGACCGGCCTGGCTGCAACGTGCGCGTGCGCACCTATACCTTTGCGGCTGATGCCATGGACGAGCCGAAGCAACGTGCGGTTGTGCATATTGACGGGCGCGATTGGATTGTCGGCCCTGTGCAGTTCTTGAGCCTGGACACGCGCATGCAAGTGCAGGTGTGGAGGGAAGAATCGTGAGCGTGGTCGACCTCAATATCTCCGATGCCGTGCTCAAGCTGCAAGGGCTGAAGGAATCTCTTTCCCAGGTGAAGGGCGGTGTGGAGCTTGCCGCACAGCGGGCCATAAACAAGACCATCCAGAGCTTGCAGGTGCGTGTAAAGCGTGCAGTGCGCGAAGGATATTACGTCCGCTCCGCAGACCTGAACGACAAAATTTCCATGAACTACGCCAGCCGCTTCAACCCGCGTGCGGAACTGATTGCCAGCGACCGCCGTGCTGTGTCGCTTACGCAGTTCGACCCCAGAGAGCGCATGGTGAAAACCACGCGGCGAACCAAGTCCGGCAAAGCCGTTCCCGCAAACCGGCGAGGGGTAACTGTGCGCATCAAGAAGTCATCCGGGCGCAAGCTGGTGAAGGGGGCTTTTCGGCATTTCGAGGGCCCTGTCTTCAAGCGCGACGAGGATACGCGGCTCCCTATCAGCAAGCTTTTTGGGCCGTCCCCCTTGCAGATGCTGCAAGACCGTGACGTCCAGCTTGATCTGGAACGGGAGACCGTGGAGCTCATGGAAAAGAATCTGGAACATGAGGCCACATATATCCTCAAAAAGGCAGGCTTGCGATGACTGAACTGGTGAAGAAAGCTCTGGCCCACCTGCTGGCCCAGGCGACGCTTGATCTGCCAGCAGAAAAAGAAGGGCACCGGGGTGAACTGCAACCGTTGTGCATTCACCTGGATTCAATCCCTGCCGACTTGGACGATGCCGCGGCGTATCCGTGCCTCGTCATCCGCTGGCTCGGCTCTGAGGACCGCGAAGACGGCTGGGCCGTCGAGACTTTTGATGTCTTGGTGTGCGTGTACGCCCAGGCCGGGCGGGATGTTTCCGAATCCTGGGCAAGCGTTGTTGCTGCCCGGGTTCGCCGGGTGCTGCGCGAGACGGACATCCTGGAGAATCGCTATCAGCGGACCGGGTCGGTGACCGTCACAAATCCCAAGCTCGATCCGGACGCCCGTCATTTTACTCATCATGCATTAGCAATCCGGTGCGCGTTCAAATATCCGCAGCCGGGCAAACCCATAATTCAGGAGGCGTAAGCATATGGCATACCGTCATGGTGTTTACACAACCGAGGTTCCCACGTCGCTGATACCGCCGCGCAAAGTCGATAGTGCGCTGCCTGTTGTTTTTGGAACGGCGCCCGGGCCTGTGGAAGGAACTTTGCCAGTGAACGAGCCGGTGCTTTGTTATTCACTGTCTGAGTACGTCGCCAGGTTCGGCATGAGCGACGACTGGGAAAAGTACACATTGTGCGAGTTCGCGACCTGTTATTTCAGCGACTATAACCTGTGCCCTGCGGTGCTCGTCAATGTGTTCGACCCGACTGTGCATACGTCTGGAGATCCTGCTGCCCCTGACCCGACAAAAGTAACAAGCTCGGACATCATCGGTGGGGTCGACGAAACGACTTTGAAGAAGACGGGGCTGGAACTGATCGGTGAAATTTTCCCTCGTACTCGTCTTGTCCCTGGGCAACTTCTCGCTCCGAAATTTTCGACCGATCCTGCTGTTGCAATCTCCATGGACTCCAAGGCCGCATCGATCAATGGAGTGTTTAAGGCGGTGGCTGTGGTTGACGTACTGCCGGATATCAACAGATATACTGATGTCCCGTCATATAAGGAAACCAACAATCTGACTGGCGGGAACACGATTCTTTGTTGGCCCAAAGTCCGTAAAGGCGACGCAGTTTACCATTTGAGCAGTCATATCGCCGCACTATCTGCGCGGGTTGATGCGGCCAGTTTCGATATCCCCTACCGCAGCCCCTCAAACCAGCGCTTGGAAATCACAGGTACGAACAACGATGGCAGCGAGTTGTTTTTGGGGCTGGAGGAAAACAACTATTTGAACGGCCAAGGGCTTGTCACCGCATTGAATTGGGATGGCGGTTGGAGAGCATGGGGGAACAGAACGGCATGTTACCCCTTCAATACCGACGTTAAAGACGCCTTTATCCCCATTCGCAGATTCTTCAATTGGCACTCGAACACCTTTTTGTTGACCTACTTTCAGAAGGTTGACTGGCCGCTGACCCGTCGTTTTCTGTCAACTATAGTTGATAGCGAAACCATCAGGCTGAATTCGTTTACCTCAATGGAGGTCATCCTGGGGGGGCGTATCGCGTTATACGAAGAAGAAAATCCGGTCCTTGATGTGATGGATGGGGCAATCAAATACCACACATACATGACTCCGCCCAGTCCGGCCAGGGAGATCTGGAATATCCTCGAATATAACCCCAACTATGTGAAAACATTGTTCTAGGAGGCTACATCATGGACATCAATGCGTACGGACAAACAACTGATTACGCCGTGTATTTGGACGGCGGAACCAATACCGGCGTCGCAACTGTCGAGCTTCCGAAGTTCGAATTTGTCACGGAGACACTGAGCGGCGCGGGGCTAGGTGGTGAAGTTGAATCGGCTGTGGTTGGTTTGGTTAAACCGACGTCGGTCAAATTTTCGTTCAACAAGATGACAAGCCATTTCATCAAGCTGTCTGCTCCTAAAATGCATCACTTGGATCTGCGTATTTCCACGCAAGGGCTGGATACTTCGGCGGGTACATTCACCAATACGCCCGAAAAGGTGACATTGCGAACCCTGCCCAAATCGATAAATCCGGGCAAGCTGGATACTGGAAAGAAACGTGACAGCGAGCTGGAGTATGAAGTTGTCTACGTCAAGTATTCAATAAACGGTGAGGATGTCTTGGAGTTTGACAAATTCAACTACAAGTTTGTCGTCGATGGCACAGACTACATGGCGGACATCCGTCGCAACATAGGGATGGAGGGATAAGCAATGGCGAGTAAAGAGACTGTTATTGGATTGGGTTCTGCGATTTCGATTGGTGGCGAAGATATTGAGTCTCTGACCATGCGAGAACCCTTGGTAGGGGATCTTTTGGATGCCGCTGAGATGGCTGGCCCCAAAGCAGGGAACATTGCCATTGAAGGCCACACAATAGCCATATGCTGCAACATACCTTTTGAGGACCTGCGGGCCATGAAGTCGAGTGACTATTATAGGCTGGTGGCAGCCTTCCACAGGCTTGAAGCCGGTGTTGAACCGGGGGAGTCCGAAAGCTCGTCCTGATTTTGTCCCGGGCGACCGGTTGGGGACTGGACGAGCTGAGGCGACAAACTATTCCGTCTTTGTTGTGCTGGGCCGATCCGCTTCAGGAAGTTCTCCGTTTGCAGGAAAAACAAGCGCGATAAAAATGGCGAGGAAGGCAACTCCCCCTACTCCGAATGTGACCCAAGATTGGAAGGCTTCGGGGATGCCCAGAATGTGGATCAACTTGGTGGCTGTGAAGGCAGCCACTACAAGCCCGGCGAGCGCCGCAAGGATGTTCTGAACAATGTCCATAAAGGAACTCGGTTTTTCAATTGTTTTGGGTGCCGCTTTGGGCGGAACCTTTGAAACAACTATAAATCGGGCAACAAGCCGGGTCAAGGAACTGGGAAAAAACATTACTTCCTTGGAGGATCAGGACTCCTTCAAGTTGGGGAAGCGTCTTGAATCGCTTACCCAGAAAACACAGGAGAGCAACAAGAAACTGGTTGAGGCGAAGCGGAATCTTGCTCGTCTGAAAAGCGAAGCTAAGGCCGCAGGTGGGGCGAGCGTCAACATGGCCAGGCGAATAGAGTTGGCCGAACGGCAAGTGAAAGGGCTGACAGTGGGTCTGCGCAGTAACCGTCGCCAGCTCCGTGACCATATCATTTCTGTTCAAGACGCTGGGCAATCCGTTAAAGGACTTCGGCGTGAATATGCCGGGCTGAACGCCGAGATATCTAAAAAAAAGAATTTGCAGCTTGCTTCCAAAAACTGGGAGGAATTTGGCTCCAAGACGCGTGCTACAATTAATCGCATCCCCTCTTTGGCAATCGCCGGCAGCATGATTTTTCCCGTAAAGCAGGCCATCGAATTTGAATCCGTCATGGCGGATGTGAAAAAGGTGGTGGATTTCAAAGATGAGTCAGGCTTTCAGGTCATGGAAAACGGTATTCGGCAGTTGTCCGAGAGAATACCCATGGCGGCATCCGGCATTGCAGAAATTGTTGCGGCAGCCGGGCAGTCGGGCATTGCAGAGAATCAGCTGCTTGGATTTGCGGAAAACGCCGGTAAGATGGGGGTTGCATTCGATATGACTGGCGCGCGATCTGGCAAAATGATGTCGGACTGGATTAGCGGCATGCGTCTTACACAGGCGCAAGCCGTGAGCCTGGGCGATGCGGTCAACCATTTGTCAAACAGTCTGAACGCAGAAGCCTCGGCCATTGGCGAAGTCCTGCAAAGACAGGGCGCGGTTGCCAAACAAGCGGGGCTTACGGAAATTCAGACTGCTTCGTTGTCCGCTGCGCTGCTTTCCAGTGGTACCGGCCCTGAAATGGCTGCAACAGCATTGAAGAACCTCACTGGAAGCCTGACCATGGGTGAGGCCGCAAGTAAGCGACAACGGGATGCCTTTGCCGCGTTAGGGTTGGAGTCTACGGAAGTAGCCCAAGCTATGCAGCAGGACGCCGAAGGTACGATCAAGGATGTTTTCAATCGTCTTGCCGGGTTGGATAAGGCAACTCAAGGTTCCGTGCTTTCCATGTTGTTTGGTGAGGAGTCCAAAGGGGTAATCGCTCCTTTGCTGACAAACATGGAGAATTTCGAAAAGGCTTTTAAGCTGACCGCGGATGCCCAGATGTATGCTGGCAGCATGAATGCCGAGTTTGTAGCTAGGTCCAAGGCTACAGCATCACAATTACAGACTTTTCAGAATACACTTTCCCATTTGTCCGGATCGTTAGGGCAAAGCCTTTTGCCAGCTGTGAATGAATTGATGGCTGAAGCAAAGCCCATGGTCCAGGGGCTGACGTCTTGGGCCAAAAGCAACCAGGGTGTGGTCAAGGGGATCGCTATGCTGGGGGTAGGCCTCATCGGACTTAAAGGTGCCATGCTGGTGCTTACGCCCCTGGTTGGAGTTCTTCGTGGTGGGAAGTCTTTGATCTCAAAGCTTTTCGGAAAAAAGACTGGCGGTGCTGGCGGCCGCGGGGGGACTCCGGGAACCCCCATGTATGTTTCCGATGTTTCGGGCGGGTCTGGCTGGTCTGGCGGTGAGTCAAAAAGGAAAAAACAGCTAGGGCGCAAGGCAAGGCGGCCAATAGGCGAGAGGCTCAGGGGCGGAGGTTCAAAGCTCAAGTCTTATCTGGGACGTCTGGGGAAATTAGGGCAGGGGGCTGGCCAGCTTGGTGGAAAAATCAAATGGGGATCTTTTCTCAAAGGAGGCGGCAAGCTTCTTGGACGGTTGGCCGCGCCTCTCGGTGCAGCCATTGGTGTCGCCGATATCGCACAGTCTGCCCTTAGCGGGAACATCCAGGAGTTGGGTGCATCTGTTGCCGGAACTATCGGGAGTTCTGGGGGGGCATTGATTGGCGCCACTTTGGGTAGCGTTGTTCCCGGTTTTGGCACGGCAATCGGCGGGGCTTTGGGTGGTATTGTAGGGGGATGGATTGGAGACAAGGTCGGCGGTGGTGTAGCTGGGTTGTTTTCTTCATCCCCAAAGACTGAACCTGCAGGTCAAGTCGCGCCAGCTTTGGCACAGGCTGTCCCGGCCTTGGCGACGACAGTTCAAAACTCTTCTGCTCCTGTCACTCTGACAATTTCCCAGAACATTACAGTGAACGGCGGAGACGCACAGGGCGTGCGTTCTGCCGTTGAGCAAGCTGTTTCTCAGGCCAACAGTGGGTTGGAAGAGAAGATCCACCAAATAATGGACAGGTATTTCGAGAACCGGGAGCGGCTACGCTATGCCTAGCTCGTACACTACGACCCAGGGCGACACATGGGACACCATTGCCCGCAAGCTGTGGGGCAAAGAGGCCATGTGTTCAGCTTTGATGGCTGCTAATCCTATGCATGTTGGCGCAGTGGTTTTTCCTGCGGGGGTTGTGCTTACCGTTCCCGATGTTGAAGTGACTGCTACGGTTGTCACTCCGCCCTGGAGGACCTCATGAAATCCAGGCGCGCAGCATTGTTATTGACTTACGACGGCGCGGACATTTCCAAGTCCGTGGCCAAGTACGTGCGCGAGTTCACGTTTACGGACAACGCTTCGGGCCAGGCTGACGACTTGAGTGTTTCGTTGAACGACCGGGCCGGGCAATGGCACGGGGGCTGGTTCCCGGAAAAAGGGGCCAAGCTTAAAGCGTCCATCCGCTGCGAGGACTGGTTCACTCCCGGGGCTTCGGCACTGGTCTTGCCGTGCGGTACGTTTGCCATAGACGAAGTGGAATATTCCGCAGGTTCCGGCGACGTGGTCACGTTCAAAGCCGTTTCGTCTCTGGTCGCAAATTCAATTCGCAAAGAGAAAAGGACTCGTGCATGGGAGAACGTGCGGCTTTCAACCATAGCCAGCGACATCGGTGCAGCGCATTCATTGGGGATTCAGTTCGAGGGTACGGACGCCATATACACACGCGTGGACCAGCGCGACGAAAGCGACTTGGCATTGTTGCAGCGCCTGGCAGAAGACGAAGGCCTGCACCTGAAATTGGCCGATGCAAAACTGATTATCTACTCGGGCAGCGAGTACGACAAATATCCCGTCTCTCATACGATCACGCGGGGCGAATCCAACCTCGGTACTGTGCGGCTCAGCACAAAAACAACGGACGTCTACCGCGCTGCCACTGTCAAATATCACGACGCCGCAGACAAGCAGCTCAAGACCTACACATATACGCCGCCCAGCCCTTCTGTAGGTGGACAGGTGTTGCAGATCAACCAGGCTGTTGAATCCATAGCGCAGGCTGAACGGCTGGCAAAGTCCCGCCTGCGCTCCAAGAACAAGCGCGAAGTGTCGGGTACGCTCTCTCTGATGGGTGATCCGCGGATCACCGCGGCGCAGACTGTTGCACTCGCAAAGTTCGGCACGTTCGACGGCAAGTATTTCATTGAACAGGCGACTCACGGCTTTAGCCGCAATGGCGGCTATACAACGTCGATCAACGTCCGCCGGGTACTGGACTACTGATATGCTGACACAAATTTTGAATCGACTCGAAGCCCTGGAATCCACCGTGCAGCAGCTTGTGCGCGTTGGCCGCGTTGTCTCGCTTGTGCCGGAACGTGCCTGTGTGCGCGTTGAAGTGGCTGATGCGGATGCGGACGGTACGCCGCTGACGACCTACGAATTGCCCGTGCTTACACGCAAATCCCTGCACGACAAATCATACTGGATGCCGGATGTGGGCGAGCATGTGCTGTGCATCTTTCTGCCGTTCGCCCTTCGCCAGGGGTTTGTTGTTTCTGCGTTCTACTCGCAGGCTGACGCACCGCCCGTCGCGGACAACGATGTTCGGCACGTCGAGTTCAGGGATGGGTCGTGGTTTAAGTACAACCGCCGTGAGCATCAGCTTTCCGGCCACGTTGTCGGAGGCAATGCCACGTTGACCGTGGACAAGAACGTGTCCCTGTATGTCGGCAAAGACCTGGCCGCAAAGGTCGGCGGCAACGCCAGCGTTGACGTGGCCAAGGCGTTGATCGCAACGGCCAAGACCATCGAGGCCAAAGCAGACCAGACCATTTCTATCATCGCGCCGCAGATTCTGCAGATCGGAAATATCACCAGCGTGGGCTTTGGCTCGGGTGGTGATGGCTCGGCGATCGGCGACGAAACCAAGCGGGCGCACACCACACACGAGGGCAGCTACAATCTGAGTGGCGATGCGCGAATCGGCGGACATCTTGTTGTTAACTCGTTGACTGTGCTCACGCCCATCAACGGCACACTGGCAGGTGACTGATGCAAGTCGGCAGCTTCGGCGACATCGTTTTCCAGTGCTCTGCAAACGAACTGCATACGTTCAAAGACCTGACCAGGAGTCGTTCCGCGCAGTTCGCGGAGCACGCTGTTCTTGAGCAAAAGTCTCGGCTCCAGTTTCTGGGCCTGGGGCTGGAAGAGGTGAAGTTTACTGTGCAGTTGCATGCCGCGTTCACAGACCCGGCTGCACGCACTGAAGCATTCCGAGTGGTTCAGGCTGAAGGCGAGCCGCGCAATCTTGTACTGGGCGGTCAAAACCTGGGGCAGTTTGTGATTGTCGAGATCCGCGAATCGCGCAAGCACCTGGGAATGAAAGGCGTTGTTTTGTTTGCAGAATTGGAACTCACTTTGCGGGAGTACAATTGATGAGCACTTTTGTTGTCGACCCCAGCGCACCGCAGGCCGTCACAATCGGCGCTACCGGGCTTGAAGAAATCCTCCAAAATGTGCGCACCATTTTGACCACGATCCGGGGTACAGTTCCCCTAGATAGATCATTCGGCCTGTCCCTGACGTTTCTGGACCAGCCGCTGCCCGCGGCACTGGCTGCATATTCTGGCGAGGTTGTCGAGGCCGTGGAGCGGCTTGAACCGCGCGTGCGTGTTCGCTCTGTGGAGTTTACAGACGCCGACGCGGACGGGCGGCTGTATCCCGTGGTGACGTTGAATATCCCGGAGGGCGTATAATGTCCGACCTCGCTGCCTTGCCAGCCGTATCTTTTTGCGACACCGACGCCACGCTTGTGGAACAGTCCGTCATCACAACATACGAGACAATCACGGAAACAAGCCTGGCTGCCGGTGATCCTGTACGTTTGTTCCTTGAAACGCTGGCATACACCATTGCGGTGCAGCGCCAAGTTATCGACCTGACGGGCAAGAAAAACCTGCTGGCATACGCCGATGGCGACTACCTGGACCACCTGGGCGCGCTGACAGATACACCGCGGCTTGCTGCCGGGGTAGCGCGGACCACGGTTCGTTTCAGCCTGGGCGAGGTGCAGGCCGCGGCTGTGAATATCCCCGCCGGGACACGGGTAACGCCCGACAACAAGTTGATGTTTGTCACGACTGAAGCCGTAGAGATCCCCGCCGGGGAATTGTCCGTTAACGTCTCCGCTATTTGCGAAACATCCGGCACAGTGGGCAACGGATTTCTTGCCGGGCAGATTTCTCGGCTTGTCGATCCCCTCTCCGGTGTTGTGTCCGTGTCCAACTTATCCACGACCCTGGGTGGAACGGACGTGGAGGCGGACGATCGGTACCGGGCCCGCGTGCAACTTTCGCCTGAAAAGGCTTCCACGGCAGGGCCTGCCGGGAAATATCGCTATTGGGCAGAGTCGGCGCATCAGGATATTGCCGACGTTTCAGTGCTCTCGCCTACTCCCGGTGTTGTCGACATAATCGTGCTGATGAAAGACGGGGCGCTGCCGTCCGATGAAGTGCTGCAACTTGTGGACGCGGCTGTCTCTGCCGAGACCGTGCGGCCCTTGACCGATACTGTTCATGTGTTGGCCCCGGAGCAGGTGCCGTACACAATCGACCTGACCTATTATATAGGCCGGTCCAATCTTTCGTTTGTCTCGCAAATCCAGCAGAGCGTTGCCGCGTCGATAGCGGACTTTGAACAGTGGCAGGGCGCGGCCCTGGGGCGCGACGTCAATCCCACTGAACTGATCCACCGCCTTCGGCAGGCCGGGGCCAAGCGTGTTGAGATTTCCACTCCCGCCCATGTGGCACTAACTGGGCGCCAGGTTGCCGTGTGTGCCAGTACCACAGTGACCTATGGGGGGCTGGAAAATGACTAGCCTCTCCGCGCTGGATTTCCGCTCCCTGCTGCCGAGTTCTATTGCCCAGGATTCGCAGATTCTGGCCGCTGCGGACGTACTTTCCGAACAGCTAGAGATCAGCACGGCGGCTATTCCATCCGTGCTGATCCCTAGCCGCATCGACGAGTTGACCGAGCCGTTGTTGTCTCTGTTGGCGTGGCAATATCATGTGGACCATTGGGAACCGGACTGGGACCTGGAACAAAAACGAGAGGCCGTGAAAAGTTCCATCCGCCTGCATAAGCGCAAGGGCACGCCCTGGGCTGTGAAAGAAGCATTGCGCGTGTCCGGACTGGGCGATGCGGAGGTTATCGAGCGCGGGCCGTTGCTTCGCAAATATTCCGATGCAGAAGGCTTGCGCTTGGACGGGACATGGCGTCTCGACGGGACGCAGCGCTTGTCTGATTTCGAAAAGCTGACCGGCTCTGTCTATCCGCCCCACTGGGCGAATTTTATTGTCCGAGTCAATATGGCGCAGGCGTCCCGAGCCGGGACGTTGAAAATGGCCCGCGCTGCCGTGGATGCGGCAAAGCCGGTACGATCCTGGCCGCTGTGGGCGGTCCACCTTTCCTGCAATCCGAGCCATTGAAACCCGGCACAACGTCTGCCGACGGCCTTGCCGGGTCTGTACTAGCCCAGTCGGCGCGATTGCGTCTTGATGGTTCCTGGCGGCTGGGGCGCGATGCCGCGCCGTTGCGGCTGGACGGTCGCCGTTTTGATGGCACCTGGCGTCTGGACGAAATGCAACCACCTCTTGTTACGGAGCGTTTGCAATCGCGTCTGCAAACCCTGGCGCACGGCAGCACCACGCTGCGCATTCCGCCCGGTCGGCCTGTGCTTCGGCGTGAACCGGCAAAGCGTATGGGGGAGCACGCTCTACGCATGGACGGTTCCTGGCAGATGGGCACGAACATTCGGCTGGATGGTGCGTGGCGACTGGACGGACGGACCTGTCTGCACGTTGGGCCGCGCATGGGAATGCACCCGGATCATCGTTGGGACGGAACCTGGCGGCTCGGAGAATCCAAACCAATTTGCACAACATGGCCAAGCGTCAATTAAGGAGGTTGTATGTCTGTAACTGCATCGGCAACGGACGATTATTGGCGGCTGCTGGCGTCCGAACTTTTTGCAAAACTGTCCACCGAAGATGCCGTTATGTCGATCGGCTGCGGCGGGTGGGCCGACAATGCGCCGGTACCAATCGATACCGCGCAGGCAGAGCTGCACGATTCCCGGCTGACCAAGCCGCTGGCTTCGGTATTTCTGGCTGACGATTTCACAGTGGTGGCCACGGCGCGCATCGTTGCCGGGGATATGACCGAATCGGCCAGCGAGGCCGGATTGTTTGTGGGGGACGAACTGCTGTTCGTGCGCAATTTTGAGGCCGTTCCCGTGCAGGACATGGATTATTTCGACGTGAAAATCACCATTCCGTTCAAGGGATAAGGAGGTAGATGTGGCAATTACGGAAAACATCGGTGTGATTCCCGCAGTGGATGAAACCGGGCAGGCTCCGGCGGCGACTCCGGAGTTGTTCAACACTATTTTCGGCAGGGTGCAGGGAAATTTTAATACAATCGACCCCATCATTCAGGACGTGGTCGCAGCCAAGGGCAACGAGGAATCCCTGGCCGCGCGGTTTGGTGCTATTGACGAGCAGCTCGGGGCGCTGGAGTCGTCGAGCGCGGTATCTGTAAGCAAGGCGCTTGAAGATGCGTGGAGCGAATCCGACGAGGGATTCAGCTTTGAAATGTTCCGCGACGCCGTGCAGACATGGCGCGATATGACTCCTGTTGCCGTTGTTCAAACTGTATCCGGCGACGATTCGGTGGACGTTGAAAGCACGGCAAACCTGGAAGAGGGGGCATCGTATGTTTTGTTCGACGGTACCCACGCTGAAACCATTGTCGTCAGCAATATATTGACGACAACGCGGTTCCAAGCAGCCGCGCCGCTTACAGCGGACAGAACCGGGGGCACGCTGGCGCGGACAAACTGGGAAATCCATTCGGGCTATGCGTCGATTCCTTCCGGCACGGGAACGTTTTTTTCCAAAGTGCTGTCCGTGCTGCGTTATCAGGACGACGGACGGCTGGTTATCCGGCGCAAAGCGGGTGATGGCGAGCTACGGGTGTTTGCCCGTACTGCAGGGGAAACGGTCTGGCAGGCAGGGGAGTTTATCGAAAGTCAGGTACGTGACGATGGGACTTGGCAGGTTCGTTACCATATTCCTGTCGGCGGGCGGATTGAATTGAAGATTGAAGCCCTGCCTGCCAGCACGGCCATGCGCATTGAAAGCATGATGTTGCTTACCTCTCCGCAAGCTGGGCGTGCAGATCCCGTTCGCCAGCCGGTGATTACGTCGCCGCAAAGTGGTGCAACAGGCGTGATGGAAACGCCGACAATTACAGTGGACGCATACCGGTCCTTGTATGGGCTCGACCAGGGCGGTATGCGCGTGCGCATCTACACGGACGAGGACAGGCAAAATCTGGTTTATACAGGGACAGAAACGGGCGCGGCAACGTCCCACACCGTAGCAGCTGGGAATCTGGAAACGGACCGTGTGTATTGGATAGAAGCGGATTTGTGGGACAGCGAGAACACATATTCGCCGGTGTCCGCTCTTATTCCCATCACAACCGGCAGCGTATTCCAGTACGTGCAGCAACCGCGTGTTGTTTCTCCTGCTGCAGGGGCGGAAGTCTCGCAGACAAACGTCACCATTGTGTTGGATCAAATGCAGGTGGAGGCAGGTGGAACCGGCAATCAGACTGCCGGGCGGTTTCTTGTTGCATCCGACCTTGCGGGAACGAATATCGTCTACGACTCAGGCGAAGTCGCCGACCTCACGTCGCACGTCGTTACCGGTGATCCGCTTGAGCGTGGGCAGACCTACTACGCCTTTGGCTTGCAAAAAGATGAAACGCGAGGCTGGTCGGAGCGTAGCGCGGGCGTACGGTTTTCAATCCAGCAAATTGGCAATGGCGTCCGCGTTGACGGCGGTGTGGCCGTAGGTCCTACGACATTTGCCGATGGAGCATATGGGTATCTGGTTGTCGCCCCGGCAGAATGCCGGGTGCAACGCAAGTGGGGCTTATACGACACAGATGTGTCGGAACTGTCGAATATCTCTTCCGGGTCTGCTGCGGATGCACATACCGGCGCATACAACACGCAAGTGCTCACATCCGGTTCCTATAACTACATTAACGATGGGCTCGGTTCTGTCGGCGCTCCTGCAGCAGAGTATTGCGCCGGTATGCTCTATGAGGACTGTGACGATTTCTTTTTAATGAATCAACAGGAGATGACCCTTACATACAATAACCTCGCGGCTATTGACGCGGCGGATGAAACTGCGGGCACAAAGCTGACAGGCCTGTCGGACTACGCGTGGACCTCTTCGGAGGCCAATTACGGCAATGCGTGGGTCAGACGTTTTTCAGACGGGGGGCAGTGCGCTGCGGTAAGGGCACTTCTAGTTTGGTCATCCCCGCCCGCCGCATTCTCATATAAAGGAGCAAAAGCCATGAATGAATACTATGAAGCTAAAAGCGCCCAGATTCTGACAGCATCCCAGCTTGACCGGCGCGGTCTGCTGCATGACGGTGTACGCCTAGCAGATCTGGGTATTTATCGCATCGTGGACGAAAAGCCGGAGTACGACGTGGAGTTGCAAACTCTTGACACCGGAACGGTCCAGCCCAGCACGGACGGCGAGACGGTGCGCCGGGTGTTTACTGCTACATATCGCGATTTGGAAGAAGTGCGGACTGTGCTCAAGCAGCGGGTCAAGGCTCGGCGCAAGCAGGTCGAAGAATCCGGCACCACGCTCGACGGCATGGCCGTTGAAACCGACCGGCAATCGCAGTCTATGCTCAATGGTGCGGTGGAATACTTCCGCCGAAATCCCGACACGACAATCCAGTGGCAACAGCCCGAACTCACATTTGTGGCCCTGAACAAAGACCATATCGATGCCCTGGCCGACGTTGTGGCCGCCCACGTCCAGGCGTGTTTTGCCCGGCAGGCGGCAATCTGCGCAGAACCTTGACCGCCGCGAAAAGGTGAACACTCTGCTTGAGTCATACAACAACGAGATTGATACCGGCTGGCCGGGACAGATCCCGAATAGCGCTATTGCAGATTGTGCTTATGCCCGCCCTGGATCTCCGGGGCGGGCTTTTTTATTTTTTGGGGCGCAGGACGTTTTGCGACGTCGACAACTCCGGCAGATAATAATTTGATTAGGGCTCGGATTGCAGTACGATCTGAACCGTTTGCTTGATTGCGCAATCAACAAGAGCTGTAATTCCACAGCCTAGCTCTGTGATTACGGCCGCAGGGTCGCATGCATCGGTCCACGGTCAATCGTACTTGTTGTTTATCAACGATTGTTTCCATGTGAGACTCCATCTCGTTAACGTTGTGAGATTTCCGATGATGTTTAAATTACCCTGTAGATAATATATGTCAATAATTTAAATGAGTTAACCTGGTGTGAAGTAGTTCACACAGCGTGAAGTATGGCGAAAGAGATACTGGATATATTTTGCGGTTTTATAGACTACAGCCCGCAATTTGGTGTTGTGTGCGACGCTTCCGGGCGCGTTTTGCACTGCAATAAAATTTTGCAAAAACAATGCTGCGGCGAGGGGTTGGTGGAAATTTTCGGTCCGGTAGCAGACGTAGTGTTACATGATATCGAGAAGGCTTTAAAAAACAATGTGTTGCGCACGTCTGAGTTTGAAGTTTGCTGGAACGGGGAAATACATGCAATGCATGCCCGCACGCATCCTGTTGGCACAGACCTGGTCTGTGTGCTTTTTCATAGTGTGGACTCCCGGCGGCAGCTCGAACGCATCATGTTTGACCGGCATTGTCATCTGCCAACCGATGGTCGCTGGATACTCGACGACCAGTATCGCGTGTTGCAGTTCCAGACAGATCCGGCATCAGTCTTTTACGGCCGTGAACCGGGCTTCGGCATATTCGAAGCAGTTGTGCCGTCCTCGCATGAGCATTTGCGGGCAGTGTTCAACGAAGCGGCGCGGCGTCCTGGGAAGCTTGTGAACGTCAGCGTCCAGGTTCGCCGCGCCGATGGCGTACGCAATGTGGATGGCGACGCCGTATATTTCCCCGATCTCTTTTATGGCAACCGCTTTTATTGTTTGACGCGGCCATCAATCCGAACGACCGATCACGTGCTAAACAGGATGCTGGAAGCGTACCAAGTGCAACACGATGCAGAGCTTGCAGAATGCTTGGAAGTTGGCGCTACTGCGGTTTCGAACGTGCGCACGAACCGGCGCGAAGTACCTGACAGCTGGCTGGTGAAATGTTGTTTAGAGTGCAGAGTGAACCTGCAATGGCTGTATGCGTCTGCGGGGCCGAAGTTCGCGGAGGGTGAAAAGGAAGGGGCAGCAACAGCCGCCCCCTGGATGGGGGTCAATATTTAGGGAGAAATATGTTGCTACGGGCTGTTGTCTTTTGAGTCTTTTTGATGTCTTGGTAGTTCTTTACGAGCCAGTCGAACACGTCTTCCCGACGGCGTGTAGTGCCCGGTAGCTGTTGGAGTGTCTTTTCTAGTTTGTGATTTCGTCTTTGGTTTTAATGTTCTCTGCGTCTGCCACATCCTGTAGCATATCGATGACTTCAAACAATTCCTTTCGGTTGAAGAAGCGACTGTCTGCTTTTCCTCTTTCTTGGGGTCGTCTCCCTGAGTGACCGTTGTCGAGTACTTGCACTGTAACATACCTTCTGTGACTTTGATGGACATTCTCTTTTCCTCTTTGTTTGCTTGATGTTGATAATGACATGTTGAGGAGCATGCCGCCGGACGGACCGGCGGCATCTCGTCCCTAGGGTAAGCGCTGGCCGTCCAGGAAGACGGGGATGTTGCTCGGGTTTGAGAGGACCTTGTAGGTGCTTGTGTCAACAGTGAACTTAAGTCCATCGACACTGCATATGCAATGGTAGTTCGTGCAGTTTTGGCTTACTCCGCTTCCTCTTGATATCTGGGAAATGTATCCGTTTTTGTTAGTTAGCTCTCCTGCGAGTTCCCCTTTGTAGAT